TGGGCCGCATAAATCATTAAGCCACTGTCTGTGCTGATCTTGTTGACCGTTGTCTTCAATCAACAACCATGGCCTATTACGTTGTATAGTGTTGCGACTTCCCTCCAACACTGCATTTTCAAATCCTTCAACATCAATCTTGATCCAGTCAACTGATTCAATTTTGAATCGATCCAGGGTGGTCAACTCTCCAGTGTGCTTTTCAAACTCTGGGTTGGGCACAAACTCTGCCACTTGTTTGGTATGTCCACACTTGAGAGTTTGTAGTTCAAATGTTGCTGTTTGATCTCGGTCGCTGAGACCTAAGTTATAGAGTTCTACGTTACTGTAATCTTCTAGATTTTTTTGCAAAACTTCAAAGTTTTTCAACACTGGTTCAAAACATATCACATGTTCAAATTGTTCAGCACTGGGTCGAGCAAATATACCAATGTTGGCACCAACGTCAATCATGGTACGCTTGCGAGGAATATTATTGTACACATACCAGCGATAACGATTTTGATAATGTACATCTACCACTTCCTGCAGTCGTTCACTAAAGAATCCATTTGGTGGTTCTGGAGAATACCACAGAGAGTTTATTTTATACATATATAACTATTTAACCCAATGAAAATCAGTCTATTTAATAATTTTGGTGCATTAAACTCTGTACCGGTGTTTGCAGCCTTCGAACGAGGATTACATGCCCTGGGTATTCAGTCTAACAGTCACGATCTGGACGCAGACGTGGCAGTGATATGGAGCCAACTATGGGCCGGGCGCATGCGACACAATCAGAACGTTTGGAAAATATTCAGAGACTCTGGGCGTGATGTGATTGTGTTGGAAGTGGGAATGTTAAATCGTGGTCGTACCTGGAAACTAGGTGTTAATGGCGTGAATCGTCGTGCTTGGTTTGGTCAAGGCCTTCAAGACAACAGAGCACACAAGTTAGGTATGCATTTACAACCTTGGCGTCAAGGAGAAAACATTGTGATTGCTGTACAACGTAGTGACAGTGAGCAATGGGCTGGATTGCCTGGGTCAAACATCTGGGTCGAACAAACTGTTACCAAGATTAAATCCGTTACCAACAGGCCCATTGTTGTACGACCGCATCCTAGACAACGTATTGCTGACATAGCAGGTGTTATCGTACGCCAACCTCGGCCGGTAGCACATACTTACGATAGTTTTGATTTTGATACCGACCTAGCCAATGCATGGTGTGTGATTAACGAAAACTCTGGTCCAGGTTGTCAAAGTGTCATAGCAGGTGTGCCTGCGTTTGTTGGCACGGATAGCCTGGCTGCACCAGTGGCTAACTTAGATTTGTTGGATATAGAAAAGCCGTGGATGCCAGATCGCACGGCTTGGTTGGAAGATATAGCACACACAGAGTGGACTGTGGAGGAAATTGCCTCAGGCTACCCTCTACAGAGATTACTGCCTGGGTTGCAGTCTCACTAGGTCAGCATCCACCATGTCACGTATCATGGTCTCAAAGTTGGTACGTGGTTTCCACCCCAACTGTTCTCTAGCACGAGCACTATTGCCACGTAGACTATACAGTTCAGCAGGACGTTTGAATCGTGGATCACTCTTGACCAATGATTGCCAATCCTGAATGCCCGCGTGTTCGAATGCCACACGACACAGATCACCAATGGTATGTTGTTCTCCTGTGGCAATCACATAGTCGCTGGCTTTTTCTTGTTGCAACATCAACCACATGGCTTCCACAAAGTCGCCGGCAAATCCCCAATCCCTAGCACTATCTAAATTACCCAGTGTGACATCATCTGCCAAGCCCAATTTGATACGTGCCACTGCATCTGTAATCTTGCGTGTGACAAATTCGCGACCGCGCAGGGGAGATTCATGATTGAACAAGATACCAGAACAGGCATACAAACTATAACTCTCACGGAAGTTTATAGTCATCCAATGTGAGTACAACTTGCTCACGCCATATGGTGATCGTGGGCGGAACGGTGTTGTTTCTCCTTGCAGTCCGGGTTCGGTAGCATTGCCAAACATTTCGCTGGTGCTGGCCTGATAAAAACGAGCATTGGGATTGTGTTGGCGTATTGAGTTTAGCAAGTTCAATGGACCCATGCAATTGACTTCGGTTGTGAGTTTGTTCAATTCCCAACTGATGCCAACAAAACTTTGAGCAGCCAGGTTGTAGACTTCTTGTGGCTTGACGCTTTGCATGATGTGATTCATGTTGTTCTCATCGGTGATGTCACCGGTGATCAGTTCAATGTCGTTTTCAATGCCCAACCATTTGATATTTTCCAGATTGGGATTTGAATAGCGTTTGACTAGCCCATAAACATGGTAGCCTTTATCGATCAAGTATTTGGCAAGATACGGGCCATCCTGGCCGGTCATGCCTGTAACAAATGCGGTCTTTTTCATACTATTATGTATCACTCACGACCGGTCACACCTGAATATCTTCCATGCCTGCTGTTCTCAAACGCACCACATGCCCCATTTGCCACTGTTTGGTATCCAGCCCCTTGAGGATACCTAGCCATCGATTGCGTAAATAAGCCACTTCATTTATGAGAGTTTCGTAGTCAATTACTTCGTCTTCGCCATCTGTGTACTTTTCAGCATCTCTTGAAGTCAACGCACGAGCATAGTTTTCCATGTACTTTTGAAAATGCTTTCTGCGTATCTTCCGCAGTTGAATATTGAGATAGTTTAGCACTGCCTCAATCTCTTGCAGTTGATTGTATCTGAACTCAGTTATGCCGGGCAGGGCAGTGATGTTTTTTTCAACTATACCCGAAATTCTACAATCTTTTTTAGCATCCTCAAGTTCACGCTCATAGTGATTTATGAAGTCGGGAATAGCACCAAGGCTAGCAACTACGCGGCTATACCACATTATTTTTTTCCAGTTCGACTAGTAACCAAGGAAAAGTTTCTCTCCAATTTGAATTTCTGCGTTTATCGTTTTCTTCAAGATACAGATAAAGATCTCGCTGACGATCAACGTCATTGGAACAGTGATCTTTTAAATATGCCATAATACCTAATAATTTGTTTTTTGTTGCTCGATGTTCCCAAGATTTCTCTGAAAAACTGTCTACTACATATTTCAATGAAGGTTCAAATAGTTCATATTTAAATATAAGTGGACTAAAAATATTGTTATATTGCGTAACTAGATGCAGATACCAATGTACTTTTTTAATTTGATTCCACTCTTGCCACTTATGAAACAGTTGTGTCATAGTAAATATTGACAATGAACTTATGGTTGACAACAACCCTACTCTTAGACCTTTTAATCTTAACATATTTTTCATGTTGGTATCAAAGAGTTCTGTACTGATACCATCTCTAATGTATTCCTGTTCAACTCCCCAGCAATCTATGCTGGTTTGAATGTCCACTCTTTTTAGGCTTCTTTTTTTCAAACTCTCTACTAGTTTGTTCAGTCGAGGTTGAATAATTTTGGATTCGATACTTAGATTAGTAATAATGTTAAATTCAAGATCAGGGTAAGGATTAGATTCAAAATGATCAATCAAGGTGTAAACATCTTTTTGTAGAAATGGTTCTCCTCCGAGTACTTGCAGACGTTGTAGTTTTTTACCATTGGTTTCAAACCAACTCCAAAATTTCGGAACCGTGTCACGATATTGATTATCTTGATAAACAAATTCTTTTTTGAATATCATTGCACTACCGAACTTGGCGTCTTCTGCTTGAATAGACGAACTCAAGGTAGAATTACAATAAATGCACTTCAAGTTACAGGTGTTGGAAAAATAAACTTCCACCACAGATGGATCAACTTGTACCAAAGTAGGATCTTGATTTAGTTCCTGCGGATAGTTACCTTGAATAGAATTTTGAAAACAACGTTCGCTAAAATCACCTGATTTCTCAATCTCTTGACAAGTTTTACAGCCATCCTCTGGCCCTGGGTTGTCGGGCCATTGCCCTTGCAACATCAGTTCACGTGATTTAATTTTTTTTTCTGTATTGTGAAAATTATCAAAATTATCCCCAATGGGCCCATTGTCGGCAGTACAACAACTTGCAGTTGTTGCATTATTAAGCCAAATTGTACTGTGGGCCCATTTTGCTTTACAACTAGTTTTTGTTGTGATAGGGAAGAATTTGGCGGTCATTAATTTTCCCAGTCTTCATCTTCGTTGTAGTCTTCGTCTTCGGGTTCTTCGTCCTCTTCTTCCACATAGTCCTTGTCATTGTCAAGATATGCTGTTAGCGCACGTTTGATATCGGTGTCGCCTTTGAAAGCATCACGAATGTCTTCCACGTCTGAATCATTGTCCATCAAGATCTGTATCACCGTTTCAGCGGCTTCGGCACGATCCACTGTGTTTACAAAACGCTTGAGTTCTCCCCAAATTTCACTGGCTATTGCTTCACTCATCTGCTGT